TGAACAATCTTATGTATTTTTATTTGATTTGGATGGAACACTTGTAAAAACCGATACTATTTATTTTGAAGTATGGCGAGAGATTTTAAAACCTTATAATATTGAATTAACACCTGAATTATTCTCTCGTTATATTCATGGAAACACAGATGAAAATGTGGTTTCAACATTTTTACTTTCCTGTCCAAATGTCGAAGAGATATCCCGAGAAAAAGACCGCCTTTTTTGCGAGAATCTAGAGAATATAGGAATCATAGATGGCGCAATCGGGTTTTTGAAACAAATTCGAGAGAATGGTCATTATGCGGCAATCGTTACTAATTGCAATCGTCAAGTCGCCGAAAGTATATGTGATTGGTGTGGATTTTGTTCATACATTGATTTCATTACTGTTGGAAATGAATGTTCCAATGGAAAACCCCATCCAGACCCTTATTTGGAAAGTATGCGAAAATATGATAGCAAAAACGCAATTATATTTGAAGATTCAAAATCGGGATTGTTGTCAGGTCGTCTCTCGAATCCCCATTGTCTAATAGGAATTACAACTGAATATAACAGCGATGAATTAATGCGCAATGGAGCCGATATGACTCTCGATAATTATTTGAATTTTAATTGTCAAGAGGCAATTCATTTTCATAAAAATACTTCCACGACTGTCGATAAATTGAAGAAATCGATTCGAACCTCATTACGTTGGCAAATCGAAGAGATAGAAATCGATGAAACAAAACTAAAAGGTGGATATATATCCGATGTGATTTCTCTTACTATCCGAACCACTGAAAAAACATATTCATGCGTATTGAAATTGGAAAACAAAACAGAAACAAACCTCTCCCACATGGCGAAAAAATTAGGATTGTATGAGAGAGAAAATTACTTCTATGACGCAATATCCAGATATGTAAATATTGGTGTTCCTGAATTCTATGGACTTATCAAAGATGAACAATTGAATACGATTGGAATACTTATGGAGAATATGTTGACATCGGGGACTTATACATTGAATTTGGATTTGAATCGAGAGCCGATTGAAACTTCTCTCAAAGTCATTGAACAATTGGCAAAATTCCACGCAAAACATTGGAATAAGAATATTCAGAATGCTTATCCTGCCTTAAGAAAAAACGATGACCCATTGTTTCGTCCAGTATGGTCCAATTTTATTCTGGAGAAATGGCCGAAATTCGCGGAAAATTGGCGCTCTATATTGAAACCAGAACAATTCCAAAAAGCAGAATCGATTTGTCGCAATTTTTCTGATATACAATTCAGGCTCTCGCAATCTCCACTAACAATCATTCATGGAGATGTAAAATCACCCAATCTATTTTATCATAATCAAACAAAGATGCCGGTATTCTTAGATTGGCAATATATAGCGGTTGGAAAAGGTGTACAAGACGTGATTTTCTTTTTAATCGAGAGTTTCGATTTAGAACATATTCGTCTTTATTATCCGATTTTCAAAGGATATTATTATTCGAAATTGAGAGATTATGGAGTCACTGGATACGAATATTCACAATATTGTAAAGATATCGAAGATTCAATCCAATATTTTCCGTTTTTTGTGGCCATTTGGTTCGGAACTACCCCGACAGATGAATTAATCGATAAGAATTTCCCATTCTTTTTCATTCAAAAATTGTTTGCTTTGCTATAAATAAGAGCACAGTCTTCATCAGTATATTCTCTCGTATCTTCTATTTTTTCATATTCCGACAGGTCATTATTCGCGGTATTATATCGATATAATGGACCACTATGCCATATATTGGTTTCCGGTCTTGAAACTGTCTTATATAATGGATTATAATCTTTCCCTGAATCGGCATCATGAAATGTATCGATAAAAAATCCCATATCATCTGCGGTCCATCCATAATATTCATTATAAATATGCCATGTTTCGTGTTCCATTGAAATCGCACAATTCGATAATTGAACCAAATAACGTCGGGGTATGAATTCCATCATGCCTGCTACACGTGGTGAATCTATATGTCGATACCATCGTTTCCAACAAATAAATGGAAACATTATTTTTGTGTGAGAGGGTTGAAACACACGAAAAAATAGGGGTTTCAAAAACAAATCAATACGTAAAATAAATAAGAAATCATATTGGTCAATGGTTTCTTTTTCGATTGACCATATTCCTTGATTTATTAAGCCTTCGATTCCGATTAATTCTTTCTGAAATATGAATTCTGTGTTAGGATGATACCACGTTTTCAATTCCGATTCATATTTTGTTTGATATGTACATATCATGGTATCTATCAAATACCCATCATTTTCTAATTGTTTTATGAGTTGCATATGACTGTCTGATGCCATTTTTTGACTATAAAACCCATATTCAGTATCTCTTAAACGACTATGCTGACTTCCCTCTCGAAAACATTCTCCAACAATCAATAATAATCCACGTTTGTTCATATTTATATCGTGATTTATAAATATTATTTTATGAACTCACATAATTTTCGCGGATTCTTACTACAGCCAGTTCTACATCTTTTGCCTTGTCATCTTAGGAATTCAAATGATGCCATTTATATTATTAGTGATACAAAAATCAATATATACTCCCCTCTCGAAAACATTCTCCAACACGCAAAACGAAATCAATTTAGGATACGAAAATTAATATCATTCTATTATAATATGCAGAATCAAACCAAAAAACCAAGAAGATGGTCTATAAAATACAAACGAAGCATAAATTGTCGTAAACCGAGAGGGTTTTCACAAAAACAATATTGTAAATATGGGCGGAAACGCACCTCTCGCACAATAAAAACAAAATAACAATTCAGTCCTAGTAAAATTGACTCAACTTCAGAATAAGATTATATAAAACAATCTTATTCCATTATAACTAACGAACCACTGAACAAATGAATCCTGAAATCAAAATCACTTCCGAAGAAAACGACGCACTTTCATTCACATTATCCGGCGTGAATGTCAGTTTAGCAAATGCTCTTCGACGAACCATTATCAACGATATTCCTATCCTTTGTTTCCGTACTGAAACCTACAAAGACAATCAATGTTCTATTGAGAAAAACACCACTCGTTTTCATAATGAAATCATCAAACAACGTCTGAGTTGTATCCCCATTCATTCCACCGATTTCAACAAATATGTAGGTAATTATGTCTTGGAAATCGATGAAAAAAACGATACTGATGCTCTCCAATATATTACAACAGAGCATTTTAAAGTACGCAACAAGGCAACCAATGGTTATCTCAGTCGTAAAGAAACCGCCGAATTATTCCCGCCAAACAAAATCACCGGTGATTATATCTTATTTGTCCGTTTGAGACCCAAAATCGGTGATATTCCTGGTGAAGAAATCAAACTCACATGTGAATTCGCGGTTTCGAATTGCGCAAATAATAGTATGTATAATGCGGTTTCCAAATGTGCTTATGGAAATACGGTGGACGCAGCAAAGGCGAATGAAGCCTGGTCGAAAATCAATGATGCGTTAGTTGCGGAAGGTCTCTCTCAAGAAGATATTGAATTCAAAAAAAAGAATTTCTATTTATTAGATTCTCAGAGATATTATAAGAAAGATAGTTATGATTTTATCGTTAAGTCAGTGGGTGTTTATACAAATAATCAAATCTTGAAAACTGCTTGTCGTATTTTAGAAAGTCGTTTACAGAAATTGGCGGAAGAGGTGAAATCGAAAACAGTTCCAATTATCGATGTGAATGATGAAGACGCACCTGTATCGAGAGGAATGTCGGTAGATATGGCGATGGACCGTACATATGATATTATTTTAGAGAATGATGATTTCACAATTGGAAAGATGGTTGAATATTATTTGTATGAGAAAGGATATAATAAACAAGTTTTCGATTTCTGTGGATATAAGAAATTCCATCCTCATGATGCCCATAGTATTATTCGTGTTACTTTTGCGAATAATGTAGAACAAGCAGAAGAACGAAGTATTTTAGAATATATGTTGGAGAACGCATGTAAAGAATTGGAAGAATATGCGAAAAACGTGGGAAAACATTTCTGAAATCGATAAAAATAATTGTGATTCCACCTCGCGCCCTATGGTGAATCGAAACCATCGATGCCTAAAATAACAGGATTCTATGTCATTAATTTATAACGCATCTCCATATGTATCTTCAGGTGGCAATAAAACAAAAAGACAATCCACGATAGGAAAACCAAAAAAAACCATAAAGAACACGACAGCCGTGGTAGCAAATGATGATGTGGATGAAAATATTCCAATGTACCCTGGAACTCAGAATTTTTTACGCGACTCTGAACCAGAAATTTCCGAAAATTTCAAAGAAACCATCGATTCAACCGAATCTAGAGCCGAAAAAATCAATGCATTATTAAATCGTATCACCGGCACAAATTCCGGGGATGGATTGGCGGATTACAAACCAGCAAAAGATACTCAACCTGACAAGAAGAAATATTTAGCATCTGAATTATTACCCAAAGAAGAGGGTTTTACATCCGGCGAGAAACCCGGAGTACCAACCTATTTACCGAGTCAAAATGATGTAGCAACAATTAGTAATTATAATTTAGCATATGATAATCGAATATTATCAGCGGATTATTCGCCCACTTCAGGAAACAAACCTTATTATTCTGTCGGGAAAAATGGAGGAGGCGATACAATGATGGAAAAGTTGAATTACATTACACATATGTTAGAAGAGATACAATATGAGAAAACGAGTAATATTACGGAAGAATTGATATTGTATTCTTTTTTAGGAATCTTTGTTATTTTTGTGGTTGATTCATTCTCTCGAGGCAAAATTAGATATACTCGATAAGAGTATAAAGACAATCACTATGATATAAGTATACTAATTAAGGGAATGGAATCGAATTCATCTGAGCGTTTCGTTGGCTCCGTCAAATGGTTTAATAATCGTAATGGTTTTGGTTTTATCACCGCAAGTGATGGCTCTCATGCTGGAAAGGATATTTTTGTTCATCATAGTGCGATTCAGGTGTCGAATGACCAATATAGATATTTATGTCAAGGTGAATATGTTGAGTTTAATTTGGCATCGGCGACTAGTGGAAAACATGATATTCAAGCGACGAATGTTACTGGTGTCAAAGGTGGAAAACTAATGTGTGAGATTCAAAGAGAAAATCCTAGACCTCGTTTCCAGCATCAACGCCGAAGCCAACCTCCCAATGATGGTTTTGTTCAGGTTCAACATAAACGTGAACGACCTTATGGAAGACCTCAAGGTAGACCTTATAGAAAACCCTATGATAACAAACCCAGTGATAAACAATAATCCCGATACACATTTCTGAAATTATTTATTGTGTTTTAAATAATAAATAATATGTAGAACAATGTTTAGAAAAAATAATCAATTATATTATGGAACAATCACAACCTGTAGAAAAAATAAAAAGATGCCCAAATGGAACCAAAAAATATAAACCATTGGGAGACGGTTGTTATACTGATGCACAAATCGAAAACCATAAAAATGAGAAAAAAAACAAAACAGTGAAAAAAACAAAACAACCCTCTCCGCCTCTCACACAACAATCGATTCAACCCTCTCCACAACCACCGGTTCAACCCTCTCCACAACCACCGGTTCAACCCTCTCCACAACCACCGATTCAATCCTCTCCACAACAATCGATTCAATCCTCTCCACAACAATCGATTCAACCCTCTCCACAACCACCGGTTCAACCCTCTCCACAACCTGTAAAAAAATGTACAAATGGTACTTTAAAATTTAAACCTCTTGGTGATGGATGTTATACATTAGAACAAATCAATGCTTATCAAAACCAAAAAAAGACGGTTCGAATACGACCTAAACCCAAACAACAACCAACTGTATTATCAGTAAAATCACCAGAAGATGCACCAGAGCCTGTGCAAGAGCCGGTGCAAGAGCCGGTGCAAGAGCCTGTGCAAGAGCCGGTACAACCAGCAGTTCAAGAGCCTGTACAAGAAGAAGTGAAAGAGGAAGTGAAAGAGGAAGTGAAAGAGGAAGTGAAAGAGGAAGTGAAAGAGGAAGTGAAAGAGGAAGTGAAAGAGGAAGTAAAAGAGCCAGTGCAAGAGCCAGTGCAAGAGCCTGTACAAGAGGAAGCAAAAGTTGAAGAGGATTTTGGTATTCAAGAGCCTGCACCTCTTCCAACAGATAATGAAAACAAACATAATGCGTTTTTAAGAATCAAAGAGCAAACAGAATCCAATTATTATCGTGAAAATCCAGAAGACCATGATTTCTTGTATCCTACAGTCGATGACCCTAATTTTAGTGCGAAAATAGCAAGTAGAAAAGAATTCGCTCCTTATAAATATGATGGTGATATACGTAATGTAAAACAATTTTCAGATTATCTTTGTCGCAATCAAGTATTTGATTTAATGCCTCATCAAAATTTCGTGAAGAATTTTCTTTCTCTCAACACACCTTATAATAGTATTCTCTTGTATCATGGTCTTGGTTCAGGAAAAACATGTAGTGCTATTGGTATCGCCGAAGAAATGCGTGAATATATGAAACAAGTAGGAATTACTCAACGTATTATGATTATCGCCTCTTCGAATGTTCAAGAGAATTTTAAACTTCAATTATTCGACCGTAGAAAACTGAAACAAACTCCGGATGGTAATTGGACAATTCAATCTTGTATCGGAAATAAATTAATCCAAGAATTAAATCCCTCTGGACAATCTGGAATGCCTCTCGATAAAATAATCAATCAAGCAAATTCAATTATCAATAGTAATTATGTGTTTATGGGATATACTCAATTGGCAAATTATATTACTCAAAAAGTATTAATGCCGGGTACTGACACAAAAACATATACAGAAAAACAACGACATGAAATCGAAGTAAAAAATATACGCCGACATTTTAATAATCGATTGATAATCATTGATGAAGTTCATAATGCTCTCTCCGATGATAAAAAAACAAAAAAAATCGCAAAAGCACTTCTGAAAATCGCCAAATATGCGGAGAATTTGCGTTTTGTTCTTCTCTCCGCAACACCTATGTATAATTCTTATAGAGAAATCATCTGGCTTACAAATCTTATGAATATGAATGATGGAAGAGCAACCATTGATTCAAGTGATGTTTTCGACCGCACTGGTGAATTTAAACCGGAAGTCGCCGGCAAAGAAAGCGGTGAACAATTACTCCGTCGTAAATTAAATGGATATATCTCTTATGTACGTGGAGAGAATCCTTATACATTCCCTTTCCGATTATATCCCGCGGTTTTCGCCAAAGACCAAACATTTTTGACAATCCCTTATCCCTCTTATGGAATGAATGGAAAACCAATCACCGACAAAATGAAATATTTAACAGATAAATTATTTTTGACTTATGCGGGAGATGAGCAATCCGCAATTTATAATTTTATCATGGATGGAATTCAAAACAAAGGCGGAGAGGTTATGCCCGATGAAGATGAAATCTTAGGAGAAGATAAATTAGAAGAGGCGGAAAACTATGGATATACCGTATTACAAACTCCAATCCAAGCAACTATTATGACATTTCCATCCGTCGAATTCGATAATTATCGAGAGAATCCAGAAATCAAAGAAACCATGGATAAAGAAGCCTATAAGAATCTATATAGCACTTTAATCGGAAAATCAGGATTATCAAGAATTATGAAATGGACAGAAAAGACTCATAAGATTGATGAAGAGAATTCGGTAGTTGTGAAAACAAATTATTATTATGAACCCACAAATTTGGCGAAATATGGCCGAATCTTCTCTCCTGATGTTATCGGAAAATATAGTAGTAAAATACGTTCTGTTTGTGAGAGACTGAAAACATCCTCTGGAATAGCAATCGTTTATGTTCAATATATTGATGGAGGTGTATTACCTATGGCTCTCGCATTAGAAGAGATGGGATTTACTCGATATAGTTCGGCGAGTTATATGGGTCCTCTCTTCGATAAGAAGAAAAATCCGGGCATCATGCCTGTCGACGCAATAACAATGTTACCACAGACTGAACACGCGCGTTTACATCCGGAACGCACATTCAAACCTGCAAAATATATGATTCTTTCAGGAGATAAATTCTTCTCTCATAATAATGCCAATGATTTGAAATATGCAACTGCTGTAGAGAATATGAATGGAGAGAATGTGAAATGTATTTTGATTACTCGCGCGGCATCCGAAGGATTAGATTTCAAATACATTCGACAAGTTCATATATTGGACCCGTGGTATAATATGAATCGTATTGAGCAAATTATTGGTCGTGGTGTCAGAAATATGAGTCATTGTGGATTACCATTTGAAGAACGCAATGTAGAGATTTATTTACATGGTAGTATAATAAAGAAATCGACACCAGAATCGACAACTGGTCCAGATACGGAATCTGCTGATGTTTATATATATCGTTATGCCGAAGAGAAAGCGCGTCGTATTGGGCGCGTGACACGTATATTAAAAGAGGTCTCAGTGGATTGTGTTTTGAATATTGGACAGACGAAATTCACTGATAAGAGATTGGCCGAATTGGCGGAAAATCAACAAGTACAGATTCATCCTGCCTCTTTGAAGAATTTAATTACATTTCAAGTGGGAGATAAACCATATACCGATGCTTGTGATTATATGGATACCTGTGAATATAAATGTTATACGGATATGAAATTGGCAGAGAAAGAGGTTCCTGATACTTATACGACTGATTATATGAAAATTCATCATGGTACAATTTCGGATAAGATTCGTGAATTATTCCGACGAGAGACGAAAATCTATGGTCGTGAACAATTATTTCGTATTTTGAATACACCGAAACCGTATCCATTAGAACAGATTTATTTCTCTCTCACACAATTAGTTCAAGGAGAGAATGAATTGTTAACAGACCAATATGGACGTCAAGGTAGATTGGCAAATCGAGGACAACAATATTTTTTCCGTCCATTAGAGATTCATGATGAAAAAGCCTCTTCGTTTGATTTAAGAGTTCCTGTGGATTCGAAAAATGCGAAATTAACGTATGATTTGCCAACCTCGATTCAAACACATAAGGCTAGAAACGCACAACCTGTGAATGAAGAAATCGGAGATGGAGAACAAGGAGCAGAAGGAAATCGCGAAACACAAGGTGATGCGAATCTCTCAAACATTATAACATTATTAGAAGAGAAATGGGAGAAGATGACAACAGATACTCCGGTGAAATTGACATCGACAGATACAGATTGGTATCATCATATTCCTCATTTATTTGAAGAATTTAATGATTTGTATGAATTAGACCGAGAGACTGTTTTAGGTTATGGTGTTGAACATATGTTTGATGAATTGGAATGGAGAGATAAATTGGCTCTTTTAAATCAATCGAAACGTGAAGGTTCAATTGGTTTTGAATCCGATGAATTGGAAACGGGAATGCAACGTTGGGCGGCGACGATGATAATGACTGTTGGTGAACGTGTGGCGACGTTTTTAAAAATGGAAGACCGAGTTCAAATATATGTATGGGATAGAGAAGAACGAGTATTTGTAGAAGGAATTCAAGAAGATATTGTTGCTTTTGAGAGAGCAATCAATGAATTTTGGAAAGTAGGAAAAGAAAGAATGTCAACTACTTTTGGATTTATGAGTGAATTTAAGAATCGTGGTATTGTATTTAAATTGAAACAAATGACCTCTAACAAAAACAATGTGGGAGCCTATTTACAGAATGATTCGAAAACCGTGATTGTTACGAAACTCAATGATTTGATTCGTCTTAGTGGCGTCGGTGATATTTCTTATACGGATGAAACTGCGAGTCATATTAAGAAAACTGGAATGTGTGTATTGGTTGAAATCTTATTAAGACATTTGGATGGAATCAAGAAAGATGGTAAAACTTGGTTTTATGGATTGGAAAAAGGAGAATGGAATCGGGTTTCCAAAGTGGTGTTGTAAAGACACAAAAATGTAGTATTATATAGTATTATTATATTGTATAATATTATTAGAGGTTGATATATTCTCTCCGAATAGAACGTGTTTCGCGGTCTGACGCTCTCTTGTCATTTCTAAAATAAATATCACATGTAAAATCAAAAATTATAACATCATCGACTCCTTTTTTTTTCAAATACTCGATGATTTGTTGTAGACTAATTTGTGTATCAGAAATAAATTTTGTTACGAAATCAAAAATATCAATTTGTTTAGTGTTTCCTTGTTCATCGACAAACAATGCGAATACTCCATATGGAAATTGACCTGATGTATCATTCAAATAAAATTTATTAATTGTGTTTTCACCATTAAGAATTGTTCTAATTTCTCTTGGATTTTTAAATTTGCGATAAAATCCAAAAACATCGGTATCATTCATTTCTTTCAACATGCTGTTCATTTTTGCTTCTTGCGTATCAAGGAACTGATTTACTATCGAATCTATCCATATTTTATTCTCTTCGGGTTCATTCGAATTTAATAAATTTGGAATATAAGTATGAATATTTGATAACAAATTATCAGCATCTTTTTTATCCATGAAATTGCACTCACCAACAGGTGCTATTTTTACACTTGTGATTGAATTGAGTGGGTTTTGGAATTCTCTAAATGGATAACGCAAATAACCATGAGTTGTAATTACTAACACAATTTTTTTAGGTAATTGTAATCCTTTTTTGTGTTTTATTGTTTTCTTGTTTTTGATTGTTGTCTTTTTGATTGTTTTGTTTTTTTTGGATTGTTTTGTTTTCATACTAGAATATAATAAAGTTATATATTTAATGTATCGACTCCACCAAATTTGTGGTGATACATTAAAAATACTTAAAAAATAATTAATAATATTAAAATGGGAATTTATAGTAGTGGAAGTATTTTTGGAATACAGATATATAAGTTGAATGATGATGACATTAATATATTATTTGAAGAAAAATACGATGACGAAATGAGTTATATTCAAATGAGAGAAGCATATTTATTCTACAACAATTTAACTGATAAAAATAAAGTGTTGTTTAAAATTTATACAGAATGCAGTAGCACATTAAGTAATAACATAGATAAATTTATGATATGGCAACCATTGCCTTTAGAAACATTTTTACGACTCGATTCCCACCGACTTCGTGGTGAAATCTTACAACTCGATTCCCTACCAACTTCGTGGTGAAATCTTACAACTCGATTCCACCGACTTCGTAGTGAAATCTTAGAAAAATGCACCACCTAATACTGAATTCGCGGGTGCTGGTCCAAACCCACCATCATAATCCGCTGGTCCATTGCCACCTTGACTACTTACTTTAATCATATAATCATGGGCTTGACCACTTGAACGATTGGTTGATGCTATCGCAGGAGGAGGTGGAA